GCCCAAGTGTAAAGACTCGTTTTCAAAACCTCAAAGTCGATAGTCATTATTGAACCCTCGCAACAATGTAGGCGTAATGATTCACGACTCCAAAATTAGAATTATTCTGCCAAGGCTCGACCCTGTAAACCTCGAATTCTTTTGAGAAGAAAAGAACTCTATCAGCGTTTAAGTCCGTGCCGGAACCCTGAACCGTTTCAATCAATGTAGAAGTGAACATCTTATAATGCTCACTGTCTCGCCGTCCTTCTGGTAAGCTCTGCATCTCTTCCCCTGTCACGGGCTGTATAGAAGCCGTTATAGTGGAGTCTGTAGGCGTTCCCTGTACCCACCTGCCATTTACTAAGCTACCTGCCGAATACCGCCTGAGCGTTATTGGAGTTCTAAAAATCTCAAAGGGACTAGTCACTATTTACCCCTCGATGGTTTTTTTACGGCATAGGTTACGGTTTGAATCATCTGCCCAAAATCAATAAGAGGCTTCGAGCTGCCTTTTGCTAAAATCGTTTTTGGGTGAAGTGGCGGGGTTTGTATCTGTCTAATTTTCTGCTGAATCAAACCCATCATGACAACGCCCACTTGATCGGCTGCTTGCTTGGCTGTCTTCTTTCCGTCTACAACTTGCCCCCAACTTAGATTTAAGAGCTTGTTTATCTTAGCTCTGTTGTCGTCAAAGGAAGTGCTCATAAATGGCCTAGCGGGTACACCTAAGCCAAACTCTTGAACCGCTGCTATCTCAGGCATTGAAAGACCGCCTTTCTTTGTCCTGCTGCCCTTAACCGCGTCTTTAGTGGTTGAACCTTCCTGAAACCCCACAAGAATTTCAACGTTTATAAAATCTAAAGAATCTTTCAAGATTTTATCTAGCCCAAGATCTGTATCTCTAAACGCTGTACGGACCATAATAACTCGTTGGGGTCAAGTTTGCGGGAACGTTACTATTGAACGACGAAAAAATAGTACTCTTGATTAGATCAAGGTAGGCTCTACCGTAGGCGGTGCCTTTATACGAACTTGAATCGGCTGATACTGCATAGGAAATTGATAAACTTCCCTCTGTAATAGACGACGCAACGCCCGCGTTAGGCTGTGCTCTCACGGTGAGCCAGTGACCTAATAAATTTGCTAGAATGAGAGTGGCACAACATCCGAAAGAATCCGCATTGAACTGACAACGCACCGAGTTTAAAATTGTGTCATAGCAATCCAACGTGTCAGAATCAACTGTCACAAATTGTGGAGCTATGCAAAACAAAAGATCTAAAACTTCTTGATTCGACGGATTAGCCATTAATTATCCTCTTGTACATCCGGTTTACATTGCTCTAGCTGCTTCCTTGCTGCGTCTTGAACGTCCTTATCTTTTGACGTTTCTAGGTACTTTTCAAGTAGCTTTACATCAAAAATTTCAGGCATTAAGTCCAACATCTCGGGCTTGCTTTTCCGTCCTCTTTTCCCTGTTTTTTTCTCCTTCTCTTCAAACATAGGATTAGATTCTAAGATTTCAATAATCTTAGAATCTAATCTAGCTTTGAAAAGTGGATGGTCAAGGACAGCTTTTAAAGCGCTATCCTCGACCTCATTCACACCAGGAAGCAAACGGACAGACTTGCACCGATACAAATTTTTAGCGTTGTATCTAAGCAAAGTCATTTAAATTCCCTCGCCGATATTCAAGCTAAGTGGATAATAAACAATGACTCCACCGTAACGCGATTCGCATGGAACTTGAAAAAGCAAATTCTTCAATTGTGGATCGTGTTGCGTGTACGCCATTGGTATTTCTAGCGTTAGCTTGTCTGGGTTTTTGTCATAAGCAATCATTACATCAGCGCTAGCTGTACCCGCTCCTTTTAGCTCTGCAACCCACTCCACTTGAGAAATAAACGGGTTATTCATCAAGAAGTAGTTTAAAATGGTTGTGTCGCTTGTGCTACTTCGTGGCGTACTTGCAATGTATGTATATTGCTCTACTGGCATTAGTAACGTGTTGGGTGCTTCAACACCGTTCGTTACATCTACGATACCGTTGGCTAGGTCATTCATATCACGAATGATCTGGTCAGGGGTTTTTGTGGTCCAGAGCGTGCTTGAGCCCGTTCCGTCGTTCTCCACTGAAGCCGTCGGAATATTAGCGTCATTCAAAAGACCGTTACACTGGTAATCTGAATCACCAAACCAAGCAAGCCTGTTTACTTTTTGATCGTTTGCGCGTTTTGCTGCGTTGGCTTGCCTTTGCTGTAAAGGTCTGCCCACAAAGCTAGCAGCGCGGATTTCTTGAAAAGAATAATGGTAAGAGCAACCTATAGTTTTCACTTTAGAAGTGAACTCTTGGCCCCTAACGTCTGCGGCTGGCAAATCATCAGCATAGGAAGCAATAACTTTTGCTATTCCTGTTTCTGTGAATTGCTGGTAAGTGATGCTTTCAGCACCTTCGCCAGCTTCAAAACTTACAGGGATTAGCTGCGTAGCTTTGAGCTGTGGGTATAAGGTATCGTAGGATCGAGATTTAACGTTCTCTAATTCCCTAGCGAAAAAAGCTGTTTCGTTTGCGTCTAAGCGCCCTGATTTAGTCATTTCTATCTCCTTACGGGGTGTTGATTTCAAGGATTGCTAGACCGCCAGCCGCCGCGCCTTTAATCCATCGAGCATTACTAACTAACACAGCTTTCGCGCTGTCCGCGTCAGATCTAAATTGACCGGCAATTTCTGTTGCGCTTCCTGCAACATATCGCATGTAAACATCCGAGTCAGACGTAACCGTATCTTCAACAAGAACGTAAACTCGACCTTGAATTAGCATAGAAACCACGTCACCGAGGACGTAAGGAGCTGATCCGGTTGTACCGTCTGCATCTCTTAGATTTTCTTTATTTTGAATTCTTAGAGCTACACCATAAAAAGAATTTTCGGTTCCATTTACGATTGTCTCTCCTGCTTGACTTGCGCCAAGTGTAACAACGAAAGAATCTACTACGGCAAGCTGTCCGGCAACCGCTACCACTGTCAAAATTCTACTTGTTCCCCCAGAAACTACTACTGTGGCTACTTCGTCTAAATTTAATATAGCTGCGGCAATCGCTGCCATTGTAGCCGCATGAGAAGACGCGAAAACGATAGGAGTCATTGCCGTTCCATTCACTGAAATAGCAATTGAATTACTCGTCACTAGGTCAGCGTCAAGAGTAGTGACAGATGAATTTTGCAAAGGTAGCTGCACAGCTTCATCAGAGCCAATAACTTTAGAAACACCTCGGCCCATTGGGATACTCATTACAGATCGGGGACTAAGTTTATTACTCGGTCCGCTGTCCGCAAGTAGTCCCTCGCTTGCTACATCCATCAAAAATGGATAAGATAATTGTGTCATTATTCGCCCCCTGTTTGATAACTGGTTTGCAATTTAGCAATCATTTGTTCTCTTGATCCTTCGCTAGTATCCGAACGACCTGCATTAGCTTTCGCATCAGTAGGCGTGACTTTTACTTTTTCCGTCTTGTCGTCAAGTGCTGCGTCATAACGTGCGCGGATATAGATATCAGAACGTTTTGACAAATCTGCTTTTGGCGAAATTGCCAGAACTACCTTTTTCATTAGATCAATTTCATCTAAATCATATAGGTCTGCTTGATCTTCTCTTGCCAAGTGTTCCTTAGCCGTTTCAATCATCTTGCAGCGAGCTTTGACGCGTGTTTTGTATTCAACACCATCATTTTTATCCTGGCTCTCTGCTTCCTTTGAAGCTTTTTCAGCTAGCAAACCCTCGGCTCTTTCTTTCTCAGAATCTCTTTCAGCTAGCAAAGATTGAATTTCATCATGCAAAGCTTTTTCTCTTTCCGGCGCTGATTCTCTAAACGCTACAAGCTCTTCTAGCTCGTTTAGTTTTTGTTCAAGAAGATCAAGCCCTTGATCTTCCATTTCAACCTCAAATTCGAGTTCGTCAAGTTTGATTTTTCTCATGGGTAAACGGTCCCCTTTTTGTAATAGTGTTGTTTCGATAGCGTCGCCGCTGTCTAAGTGAATCCTAGCCTTGTTTCCGGCTCTGCCTTGCTTAACAACGGATAAGTGATTATAGCGGACGTTTGTCTGTCTAAAATCGTAAGGGCTGCCGTTGTATTCCCCTGACTCTTCAATTAAATCTGTAGTATATCCCAGTGAAAACTGGTTCTTTCCCCACTTCGTTATTTCGTCTATCGTTTCCGAGTCCGTGATAGTGAAATTTGTGTGAATGTAGGGGCCTTCAAAACCAATTTTTTCACCTGTAAAGCCAACGGACAAAGATTTTGCATTGTCAGACGTTATCGACTTTTGCGCGGGATGATCGTTAGTTATTGGTATAAGAGAGATTGAATTGATTGATATAGGCTGAAGTATGTCGTCAGGATGTCTGAGCTCTCGTCTAATAGATCCGTCTGCATTCATGTATTCAAATACGCCCGTTCGAGTTACAACCGCATCGCCCTTTAAAAACCCCTCTTCCGTGATCTCTGAACAAGGCTCGAAAGATACTTGGTCATAGCGTCTACAATCATTTGATCTATTCATCCGAGAATCTCCAAACCTTTTAAAAGAGGCCTTTCTTTCATTATATATAATCTTTTTTAAGAATATATATTTAGTCTATTATTCCCTCTAAAACAGGAATAGCCGTGCACCTGCAATTATGCAAAATAGGCTTACAATTTTCATTATTTAGAGTATAGTAGTTGCATTGCGTTTCCAGGTTATAAACATGCCCCGAAAATTTACTGAAATTCTTCTTAATCACGCGACTTCCCTTCTTAAAGAGGGTAAAACGCTTACTTTTATCGGTAAGAATCTCGGAGTTAGCCCCGATATTCTTTCCAAGTACCTCCGCGCTAGGGGCCTCGATACTCGCGCCGGACAAAAGGGAAGAATTCCGCATAATTTTAAGGATCTGCCTGAGAATAAATTGGTCGTCGAATATCTCGAAGGAGCAAGCATTAATCAGCTCTCTAAAAGATATAAGATCGCCCGCTATAGTATAGAGCATAGGCTTGTCAAAAATGGGGTGAAAATCCGCAATGGATCTGAAGCCAATGTTATCCGGTTCAAATCGCTCACAATAGAACAAAGAAAGAATGTTACAAAAAGCGCTAACCAATCTCTCAGAGGATCCAGACAAACAAAGGAGAGAAGGCTTAAGAGAGCAAAAGCTAGGGAGTCCAAGCCTGCTAAATGCCATATCGGAGATGGAGAAGAACAATTTTCCGATTTCTTGAAGCTCCGAAACATCCAATTCAAAAAACAAGTCGCAATCGAGTTCTATAATGTCGATTTTATTATTGGAAATATCGCCGTGGAACTTACCGTTTGCGGGTCTAGAGCTAGAACATCCAAATATTTTAGAGAGCGCCAAAAAGTTCTTTTCGATGCTGGTTTTGAAATTGTTTGGATTCACTTGAAGGATGTCGAAAGTTTGATTGCTAGCTTCGATAAGATAATCGCCTTCTTCAACTTCCTTAAAAGCAACCCATCCCCTATTGGTATATATTGGGTGATTAGGTGTAGATTCCAAGACTTGACCAGAATCCGTAATCAGCTCGGTAAATTCGCCATCATACCAGCGCCTAAACAACTTATTTGCGATATCAAAGCATTGAAAATTTGAATCGCCTTTAAAACAATTTATATCGTTTCCAGGATGTCCGGTAATTGGCGGCGGCTCCGACCATTTAAATTTTTTCCCGTCGTTCGCTCTATGCGTCGCTCTTACCCTTTCGTCACCTGAAGTTTGCCACCGATATTCTTCAATCCCAGCATTTTCTTGTCTTAATCGTGTTAAATTAGAATTAAGTTTAGCTGTTTGGTCCCTTGCTATTAAATTAGCACGCCTCAAACTAATACCGAATCTATTTTTTAATTCTTTTCCTATCTCTGTTATTCGCGTTCCCTCCTGCATTCCTCTTTGTACAATCCCAGAAACTTCAAAAAGATTTTGGTCTGTAAGAGATTTAATAAGATCCGCGTTTCCCTGAGCGAAAAATTCGGCCTGCTCTCTCAAATATGGCTCTACTAAGAAAATATCTATCCCAAAAACTGAGTTACTTATCTTGTTGAACTGAGCGTAATTGAATTCTGAAACCCTTTGGAAAAGCGTCTCAGGGTATTTCTCTGTTTCTTCTATCTCAGGGCTAACGCTCTGCTGAATTGATCGCATGATATTGTCTAAGAATTCGGGAACGTCGTCGGTCCTGTCATTCGTAAGAGCTTTAGTTTCGGCTATCATTTGGGGAAGGGCTGGGACAAGCTGTAATTTAACTTGTGCTTCAATGTCTTTGATAACGGCTCTTAGAACTCTTCTATATTCGCGCTCCCACTGGGAAGGAAATAACCATTTCGGCGGCTTTTTTAATTTCCTGCCAGTTGATTTCTTCCTAATTTCTACCTGCTGATTAAATGAAAGCGCCATATTTTATCCCTTATCGAATAAATCCAATTGCTCATCTTTTGGCTCTCGGTCGTCTGAAGGAGTTAAATTTTCTGAATCAAAATCGAAGCTCTTACGGTCGTCCACTGAGATTTCAGTGTTAGCGCTGTATTGACCGCTTCCCCACCTAGAAACCGCTACCTCACTAGGATCTAAAACCCCCGTATTCATATAAATAGCGTCCGTTTCGGCTACGGTACGCTTGTAAGCGGCTTCCTCTTCATCTGACTTTTGCCAAAGTGGAAGGAATTCAAGGGAAACCTCTTTCTTTTCTTCTTCTCCCATCTCGCTAAACTCTTTCGATCTGAGGATAAGCGATATCAAACGGTCTAAAACAGGCTTTAATTTACTCTCCTGCTGCTGTTGAATGAGGTCGTAAAAGTTTCGAATTTCTAAGTTTCCACTAGCGTTCAAACCTGAAGGGGAACGCCCGTAAAGTATTGAATCGGGGATCCGCACGACTGAAGAAAGGTCAAGCATGAAACGGTCTAAAAGATCCGCTAGCCCTGTTATATTCGTACTAATCTTAGAATAATCTTCCTCCGAGTCCATGATAAAAGTGTTATACATGGAGCGAGTAAGATTCATAATATTGATTCTATTTTCTATTTGATTGCTGCAATTCGCGGCTACCATCTGCCCTAAGCCAGGGATCTTTAAAACGTAGTTTACAAAATCCTGAATCACTGCCCCAGAATTCGCAAACGCCGTGCTGTATCTTTTGAGGTTTTCAAAGATCGCTTGAAGAACTGAATCTCCCCAACTCTGATTAGTTTGCTGCCATCTAGGGGTCACTTCGCCCCAGGATGCCCTTAAAACCCTTGAGTGGTGAACCTGAAAGCTCAAACCGCTCCTAGGATCTGTAACAAGATACATTAAGGGAAGGCCGTAGTTCGGTGAATCAAGGTCAACGTCTACCATAAAAGCGCCCTTTTTAGGGTCTGCACTATTCGGGTCAGTCATTATTGAAACTGAATAACGGTCGAAAACTCTAAGCCATTTGATGCTACTAATATTATTCATTCTAACCGGCTCGTCTAGCTCTCCACCGTCCGCAATTCCTAGAATTGCCAAAGCGCCCCCGTAGAGCCTAGACCACCGCATTAGCTCCATCATGTGCGACTTAGTTTTAAGAGAAGTGAGTTTTTTCTCTATCTTGCCATCTGCATCGCCTTCAATTTCCCAGCCTTCTCTTAGCATGTGCTCGGGAACTATATTTATAATTGTTCGGCTTATCCCATCGAAGCGATATAGATCGTCAAGCATAGGCTGGGTAACTCTGTAATTGCTCACAAAGTTTGTCGCCTCGCTCTTATCGCGCCCTTGTATTCCTTGGCCTGTCAGTACGTTCGCCCAACCGTCATAACGATTTCGCCCTTTGTCAATCGGGCTATCTTGGCGCGTCGCTTTGATGTCTTTAATCTTAGCTGTAACTTTGTCTAAACGCGCCATTTTACCACCTTGAAAGAGCTGCTAAATTGTATTTGTTATCATTCATCATATAGAAAGCACCGCTAAGCGCGTCCACTTGATCATCGTGTTTTGCGTCGGGAAAGTTTTCAAGCTCTCTAAAAAACGCTTCGTTCCATCTTGCATCCATTACCCGCATATTTCCGGCCTCGGCTTGTGCGCTGGCGGGATAACACCGAGTAACTTTATCTTTGCTCACTCGATATGGCTTAACGTTGTATCCTGATAGCTCTCTAATAAGATGATCCACTTCGCTTACGCCCGCTTGCCCAGGGTCTTGCTCTAGTCCTATTCGACACATTGGCCCATCTTGCGACGCTGTATTTTTGATTGTTCGCATAACTCCGAGCGGGCTTTCTCTTACTCTGACTATATCCGAAATATAGTAAACGTTATCAATTGATTTTTCTAATTTTAAACCTACCGTGTAATCGGGGTCATTTGTTGAATTTGGAACGGTCGCGGCTCTATCCCAATATCGCACCTGTTGTAAACCGTTTGGCATGGCTTTACAGACGTTAAAATACGACTTCTTGTAAAACATCCCGCTGGTAGACTGAACGTTCCAATTGCCTCCTAAAAGTTGTTCGCGCTCAAATCTTGGTAGCGCGTGTAAGTTCGCCAGGTAGCCAGGGTCTTTTTCTAAAAGGATTTTATTATCGTAAATAAGAGAAGCGATAAACGTAGCGGATTTAGGAAAACATCCAGGATATAGGGAATGTAAATCCTCTTTGGAGTCAGCCCAAATTATTTCATCTGAGTAAACGATAAACCAACGCTCGACACCTGAACGCTCTGGAATTGCTATTCCTGTTTCGGGATTTATCCACCAGTCCACAAAACCCCTTACCCAGCTCTCGGAGTCGGGGTTAGTAGTTGCTCTAACATATGGCTTGATGCCGCAAGTGCTACGGTTTCGGCTTAAAAGATAAGAAAATTGAGGCCATGTAAAATGCGTTAATTCATCCCAGCCGATAAAACAAAGCTCTGTACCCTGCCAGGCAATCCGGTCCTTTTCATATTCCATATGCGAGAATTTTATCTTCTGGTTCCCGAAAATCCATTTCAAAGTGGATTCTTTCGGAACTCCCCCGAGCTGGGGATACATCGCTAGGCTTGCATCCCACAAGCCGCCAGGATTAGAAATTTGAGTGCCTTGACGACGAAAAATAACCCCCGTAAACCCAGGAATGTCTGAGCGCCTCGCGGCTTCTAATAAAAGCGCGTAGGTCTTGCCGCCTCCTGCCCCTCCCCCAAAAATCGCTATGTCACAAGTACTTGCAAGAAAACGCTCCTGAGGGCCTTTCTGAGGGCATAGCTTCTTTTCTTCTCCCATCGTCTGTGAGGTTCCCCGCATTTAAATTTGCCGTCGTTAGAAGTCGTCTCTGCAAAGCTACGGATTCCGTAGTCTTTTCGGATTCTTGCAATTGTGCTCTTATCAACGCCTAGTTTTTCGGCTAAAAGATAGTCGGGAACCTTTCCCAACTTATCAATATATTTTGGAGCAATTGTTATCTTATTCCAGCCCCCCATATTCGGCGGCTTTGCTTTAGCTGGCTGCGTATTTCCGATAACCTTGAGCTTGTCAATCCAAAATTGTTCCCGTTTCCAAGCCTGTTCAAGTTCCCCGTGGAACTCTTCTAGTAGCTTTATTTTAAAATCGTAGTCCATATCTCGGATCATATGAGAACGTCTCGACGTGTCGCCCTTAACGGCCTTTTCTTTGTGTTGGCCTTTCCGCTTGCACAAATATTTTTGTCTCGAACAACCGACATAAAAAGGCTTATCATCTTTATCAACTAAACAATATATCTTATACATAATTACAACCCCTTTTAAAAAGTTGTAAATTATCGCTTATCGTTTAGTTTTTGGTCGTACTATTTGTTTTCTTTTTTAACTGAGCGACTAATTTAGGGTCGTCCCTGCCGTTCTCGGGCAAGTAAAGCGTAACCCTCTCTTGCGTCTCTGTAGTCTCGATAACCTGCGTTTCTTTGTATCCGCACCTAGTTTTTGCTAAGAAAATCAATCCGCGAATGTCTGGGGCTATTCCCTCGGCCTTGTTTCCCATAGCAACTTGAAAAAGCGTTCGCCCTATTTCTTCTCTAACGGACGCCCTTCCAAGATCTAGTTCTCTCCTAAACCTTCGCTTTAAAGTAGCTTCGCCCATCTCCATTACTGTAGAAATATCGGCATCCGTAGCGCCGTGCTTTGCGTAAAGATAGACTTGATTCTGTTCTTTCGGGGTAAGGTCTGAATATTTTCTCCTGACTTTTTGGGGCACATTTGGGAGATTGAGTTTTCGGTTTTTGCCTACGTCGATTTTAGTTTTCGGCCTTCCCATTTTTGCGGGCTTTTTCTTTTCGCCCGTCTTCTTTACGGGTTTCTTCTTTGCCTTTTTCTCTGGCTTTTCCTTTTCGGAAACTTCTTTTTTTGGTCTTCCCATTTCACAATCCCTTTTCTTGTAATTTTAATAAGACCTCTCCAATAGCTATCACTAAACGCTTGGCTTGATGCTTGTCTAGCCTGAAATAGATGTCTTCTACGTCGTCAAATACGGCTATATCTATAGTAACGCCCTCTTTTTTGTATTCGCTTAGATACACGTTTAGACAGCTTTCAGATGGTAGGATAACCTTGATATCTCTCATTCTCAGACCTTTTTGACAATTTCAATTTCAACGGGGTAAATTGCTTCTACCTGTTTCCGTTTAATTTTGCTCGCTGGCGTGTCATATCCCTTGGTATCTACAAACACCACTTCCCCGCTAGACGTGAAAATTTGAAAATCGACAACGTATTTAATTCCGCCTGGAAGATGAAAAGGAGTTTGACGCAAGAAAAAGAGTACCTCGCCGCTTTCCTGAAGCCTTTTAAGTCTCATATAGTAAGCCCGTTCGAGCTTGCTGGGGAATTTTATACCGTCAGCTTCGCAAGCTTTGGCATTATACTTGTGTCGTATTTGCTTCATAACTTTTCTATAAATGTTTTTTTAATAAAAACTGAGTGTATTCTTTGTTTTTTTATATTGAAAGTTAAATGAGAAAAGTGTTAAGATCGTAGCTTGAAAAGGCCGAAAAGAAGAAGGCGCAAAGAAGGCAAAAACTTTGCGCCTATGGCAAAATGAACCATAACTTACCGTATCACACTGTGAGTTATTGAAATAAAGGATATTTTATTTTGATTGATGATTATGTGCGATAACTTTTGCTATATTTTAAGCTCGACTCGTCGTTAAAATTTGGCTATAGGCCATCAAATCAATATTCAAAATTCGGTTTGTGGTTCCGAGTGATTTTTCTATACCCATCCATATCCCTGTAGCTGTGCTGGGAATGTTTAGAGTGTGTGTTGCCGCTGCAACTCCATCAATATATCCGGTGATAGAAGTAGCGTCTGCGTTAATAATTGTTCTTAAATGCGTCCAGCTAGTGCTAGCGGCAATACTGGATACGGTAGTAGTTTCAGATGATGCGCTCTCAGTGACAAAATCCCAATTGGGAGTGCTGCCAGCGTCTGAATATTCAAAATAAACACCATCCGCTATTCCAAAATTATTGAAAGCGTCACCCAAACCAATAATCACTCTATAAGTATCCGTGCCATCTGAAAGAACGGGAATCTGTACGACATAATCTATGACAGTGACACCGCCCCCAAGAATTACTAAATCTTGTGTTGATCTATTTATAGCGTAGCCCGTTGTCGTCGTTCCTGTTTCTTGAACTAGCATACCAGGATGTCCCACTTGTCCTGGTCCTGGTTCTGTTTTGGCTCCCGTACCTGAAGCTATTTCTTGCCATCGATTGGAAGTTCCAATCGTATACATAAAATCTTCAACAAAATTCACTGAGCCAAGTGGATTGGACGAAACCCAATCCGTTCCATCAAAAATAGCACTATCGCCAAACATGTTCCCAGCAAAACCGCCGCTTACTCCTGTCATATAAAAACCTTTAAGTATAGGTGATTGTGCCGTCTGAGCTCGTAACTTTCCAAGTCGTGTTCGCAACTATACAAATCATTTTTATAGAATTGTATTGAGCTGTGCTATCAATCCGTCCCGATGCGCCGGTCGTAGAGCTAGCCGCTGTGCTAATAATTATTTGACTTGCACCTTGTGCTATCCTCCCAGCCCCCCCGCGCCCCTTGCCAATAACTTCTAATTCCGCGCCTACAGCGCTAGCAGCTGGTAGAGTAAAAGTTACTAATCCCGCGTTGTTTGCTATGTACGTTTCATTTGCAAACATTGTCGCTGAGGTCGTCGTTTCTTCATCTACAGAAAATTGACACGGAACATTTATACTCTGAGTTGTGCTCGTCCATTCATGTACTTTTACACCGTTACAAGTAAAAAATGCCTGTCCAAAATTTTCTAGCCCTAATCCTGTATCTTCGTCATTATCAAAGGTATACTGCGGGAGTGTCGTCGAAAATCCGTTACAATTAATTCTAGGAGTTCCTGAGCCTGGGCCGAAAGTGCAAAATTCTGTACCTGCTCCATCATTGAATAAAGCAACTCTGACACCGTTCACTTTTATAGCAATGTCATTTGCGCTAATTTCGTAAAATCCAGTGTCGGTTCCGTCAAAATAATAGCCAGCACTCGATCCTGTTGGCGCCACTACAGCGCCATTATCATCTATAGTTACAGTACTATTTTGAAGTAGCTTTCCAGTTGTGGCATTGAATCTTGAAATTGCATTATCTGTGGCGCTAGCTGGCCCAACAACATCGCCCGATCCTGAGGCCCCTGCTACCAGTTCAAATTCTTTGTTTGTTGCATTGTATGAAACAACATACCCATCATTTGTACCCAAGTTTGTGGTAGGCATCCCGATAGCAACGAGCTCTTCTACGCCATCATGATATTTAATCAATCCCGTAAAATCGGTAATTGTCGTATCAATTCCCAGCTCGCCCACGGTTCCCGCTGCGAAAGCTGCTGCATTAGGAATTTTAAGAGTTGCAGTACTTAGGACTGTTAAATTAGCACCCGTAGTAAGATTCTGCGAGGCATCTGCTGAAAGAGCTGCTGACCCTCCCGTGAATAGTGAAAGTTGATCTGCTCCTTCACGTTTTAGACCTGTGTTTGTATCATCACGAAATGTAAAATCTGCGTCATTTACTCCAGGAGCAATAAATATTTGAGCTTCTCCCGTAATAAAGCTTCCAAATGTTGTATTAGACATTTCCCAGGCATCAGCGGCATTTAAAAAAAAGCCTAATACATCGTCAGTCTTCTCATAAATATAGGTATCCGAGTCCCCGAAACCGTAGCCAGCATTTGCGCCCGTAGGAATAATAAAAAGCCCATTATCATCAAGCGAAACGCCCGAGCCCTGAGCCGTGGTTCCTCCAGTGCCGTCAGATCTAACTAAAATGTTGTCTACCGATCCTAGCGCGCCAGTTATTCCTCCGACCGGCGCTGGGTCTACTTGATCAAATTTTCCGGTGAATGGATTGAATCTAAACGCCATAAATTACCCCTTTTTATCAACTAAAATAAGACGCTCTATCATCAAAAGTATAT